GCCCTGGTGGCCGCATGGGCCGATGCCGTGCAGTCTGCTGCCAAGGATCAAATCACCAATGGCCAAGCCATCCCAGGCTGGACCATGCGTGCTGGCCGAAAGACCAAATTCTGGAAGGATGAGGCGCTGGTCATGGAGGCATTCAAAGACAACTTGAAAGTGTGGGAGCTGAAGTCACCCAGTGCTGTCTTAAAACTCGGGGTCGAAGTGAGCGAAGACCTAGTCGGTGAGAAGAGTGCTGCTGCTAGTTTGGCCAGGAGCAAGGAATGAAAAAGCGCAGTAAGTACAGACCACGCAAAATCTTGTCAGACCCAGTGGCCTGGGTGATCAACGGCTTCAAACCCATGAGCCAGTTTGGTGAGGCCATCAGTCTCAAGATCAAAAACCACTCAGCACTGGCTGACATCACCAAGGGCCTTGGAAACCGGCAAACAGTTGACATTCTGATTGCCGCCATGAACATGGCTGAAGCTCTGCACATCGTCAACCCAGCGCTTGGCAAGGAATACGCACCAGAGATCAAGGCTGCCCAAGATGCCATCTACAGCATGGCCAAGCGAGGCGTGCAAAAAGGCTCATTCCTATTCACTGGCCCAGAGATGCAGGCCATCAACACCGGCATGGAAGTGCATGATGCGCAGCTCGATGTCTGCACCATTGGCGAGCTTGAGAACGCCATCAATTACATCCATGAGGCTATCAAGCACAAAAGAGCAAGACCCATTGTGGAGGTGACAGCATGACTAAAGACGAAGCATTACGCCTTGCATTGGAAACATTGGAATATGCTGGGCCATCATGGATAGAAGCAAGACAACCCGCCATCATCGCCATTAAAGCCGCACTAGAAGCGAAGGATGAGCCTGACCATTCAGATGAACTGACAATTGCTTATATGTCTGGACTTCATCGTGGCAAAGAATTAGAACAGCGCACATGGGTAGGGCTGACGGATGAGCATAAAGATGGATTGATTTACATGACTGACCCTAATCCAGAGCCACATCACTTGCGTGAGTTGATTGATGCAGTTGAATTTCAACTTAAGCAAAAGAATGGCAACGCATAGAATCCAAACCTCATGCCAAAAGAAAAGACCTGGCAGCGCGTAAACACTACCAGGTCTGAAGTCAACTCAAGGCAACTACATGAAACCCCAAACTAAAGGAATTTCAGTGTCAATCATAACTGAAACACCCCAAAACAATGTATTCCAGCAGTCCCAAAGTGTGGCCTGCAAGATAGGCTCTGTCGCGCCTGATGCTGTCTTTTGTACCTTTGCCCTGCAAGGCTCTAAAAAGATTCCATTCAAGCGAAGCGGCCAAGGTGTGGCACGGGATACCGACCCATCTGACCTCTACAGTGCCGAAGATGTCTGGGCCATGGAGTCATGCCCATTTGGCCAATACCTTGGCCTAGTCCAGCAGCGCCCCATCATCAGCGCATCAGGCGACTATTTGGTCTGTCTCGATGTGGATATGAAGCACGCTTCTGGCCCCACCAATGTGGCCATCCAGCGCATGGCCAAGTACGTCAAAACTAACAAGATGCTGACCGAGGTGTCAGTCTCAGGCCGTGGCCGTCATGTCTTCCTATGGGTGCAACCACCCAAAGAATCTGACCAGGTGCTGCCCAAGTACAAACTTGGCGGTGGCCAAGAACTTGAAGTATTTGGCCTGCCAAACAGTGCCGGCAAGTCAGTGTTACTCAGCGGCAACCAATTGGTCGGTGAATTCCAAGAGGCCGTAGACCTCTACGATTTGCTCAAGGACTGGGGGATCATTGAGCAGCACCAGCTGCAAGAGCCAAAGCCTGCCCCATCAGCACCACCGAGTCAATCATTTGACTTCACCCAATTAGGCTCAAGACTGGATGACAGCGACATTGATCGTGCTATCAAGGCTTTGCACCACATTTCCCCAGACTGTGACTATGACCAGTGGATTGAGCTTGGCCAAGCGCTGCATACCGAATTCGGTGAGGCCGGCCTTGGCCCATGGATGACATGGTCTATGGCTGGCCAGAAGTTTGCCGGTACAAAAGACATCGAGCTGCACTGGAAGAGCTTTCATCAAGGCAAAGGTGTTGGCCTTGGCACACTCTTCAAGTACGCCAAGGACTGCGGCTATGAGCCACCAACTAAGCAGACCGAAAGAAAATCAGCAGTGGAAGACTTTGCGGCTGTCATCAATGCACCAGTCACACAGGACACACCAGACCCATCATGGCCAGAACTAAGCCTTGACCTGACCAGTCTCAAGCCCATCGATTACCTCATCGAGGGATTCATGGCCCACAGCTTCTTTATCTTGGCTGGACAACCAGGAGTCGGTAAGACCACAGCAGTCCTGTCCATGTGCATGGTCATGGCAGGGTTTACTGTCAACGGATGCGAGATACATGCAAAGAACAAACGCAAATCAATAATCGTGACTGAAGATAGTGACCAGATAATCAGGACTCTATTTGCTTATTCAAAGCATTACCAGATTAATAACCTCAACGATTGGTTTGTGGTTATTGATGCCAGAAGGTCGAATGTCAAAGATTTACTCAGGCTTGCACATAATATTGAGCGCCATACAGTTAACGACATCAAGCCATTATTGGTTCTGGACACGGCAAACGCCACCATGGATATTGATAATGAGAATGACAACTCTGAAGTCGGTGCATATATTGCCGCTATTAAGCAGACCATATTCATTCAGCAAAAAGCGCCAGTGTGCATTCTGACCCATACCAACAAAACCATATCCAGACAAGACTCAGATGCCATGGCCCGTGGTGCATCAGCATTCACAGGCGATGCAACGCTCACAGGCGTGCTATTCATGGATGACGACAACCAGAGATACCTCAAGCTCACCAAGACGCGCTATGAGCCAACATTTAGAGAGATTAAATTCAACTCCATCACATTCCCAGAAGTAGTCCTCACCAATGATGGCGACATGCAGGAGATCATTTGCCGTGTGGCTATCCCAGCCATGTCGTCAGAACAAGACAGGATGGCCGCCAAGCAGTCCATGCAAGACAGCGCCAAAGAACAAAGAATCCAAGACAAGTGCGATGAGGTCTGCATGGTGGTCCAGTCCATCATCAACGACAAAGGCGATGTCATTATGCGCAGAGGACCAGGTAGGCCAGTCGTGCCAAAAGAACTCCAAAACGCATACCAACTGGACTGGACTGAGATATTTTCAAGCGTCAAAGGCTCAGACGCAGGCTACATACGCAAGCACATTGGCACAGCCATCTTCACCAGATTTGCACCAAATGAGCCACTGTCAGGCTGGGTGAGACTCACATGACCAGTCTAATGCGGAAAGGCGGAACTAATACGGAACTAATACGGAATTCCGTATTAGACAATGGCAGGGATTGTTGGATAAGTGGGGTCATTAGACCCACTTATCCACAGACCAGTCTCGGCTTGGAAGGTACTTGAGTTTCTAATCCGGAAAGGCGGAAAAAACCTTAAGGGCTTTCCGTATTAGAAACGAGCATTAGATGGTCCAACATAGAAGAAAGTTATCCACATGTTATCCACAATTAAAGAGTTTGTAGAAGATGAGCGTGTTTTCTGCCAAAACTGCGCTAATGCGGAAATGGTCGACATCAAGCAGTCCATGCCAGCAGATCAGATGGAAAAGCACAGGAAGGTCAACGCAAAGCCACTCCAGTGGATGTTTGACCAGGCAAAGATTAGGAATGGATGGGCAACTGTCACATGGTCCGAACACCAGTGCAGCAAAACTGGCCTCGCAGCATTCCCGACCGATGTCAAGCACCGATGCCACATGTTCCAGACCAAACCCTCGGCAGTAGAATCCGAGGAATGGTGGTTGACTTAAAACGCAAAAGGAAAAGCATTGAACACATTGACCAGGTCAAGGTGGTGCAACACTTCCGTGCGTTTTATCCGGACATCATCATTGCAGCGATACCGAATGGAGGCGATAGAACGGCTTCAGAGCGCGTTAGGTTGCATAGTGAAGGGGTTTTGGCAGGGATGCCTGATTTGTGCGTCCTAGAGCCTAAAAACGGGTTTCATGGCTTGTTTGTGGAGATGAAGACCAAGGCCGGTGTGGTTTCAAGCAAGCAAAGTGATGTAAATTTGCAGTTAAACGCAAAGGGATACATGGCAGTGGTCGCAAGATCAGCTGCTGAAGCAATCAAAACAATTGAGGATTATCTGAATGGCAAAACCTAAGAAGAGTGCAAACACATTGAGCGAACTGGCCGACAACATTGCAGAGCGCCAGCTCAATCTGCGCGACCAAGCAGCCATCGAGCGCAAAGAGATGAGTAGCATCAATAAGAAAATTCACGCCTTTGGCGGTGAAGCTATGCTCTTTGACCATATCTCACAAGGGAAAACAACCGATTCAGTGATTAAGTCTTTGGACATCAGCACTGGCGGTTTCTACAAATGGATCGAAAAAGATGCAAAGCGGGGAGAACTCCTCGCACGCGCACGCACGCGAGGTGGGAGAAGTTTAGCAGAGCAGACCCTTGAAATTGCAGACAATGCAAGCCCTCAAGAGGCGCAAGTGGCCAAGCTGCGGGTCGATACAAGGCGCTGGCTGGCCTCTAAGCAGGCGCCAGATGAGTATGGCGACAAGCAGCAGCCATTGGTCAACATCGACCTGGGCAGCATGGCGCTCGATGCACTGCGCAAGCGCAGCATCGTATCAATAGACAATTCGCAATAAACGAATACCGAAGCATTCAGTCACTTTATACAATGACCATTATGTTAAGTTGATTTGGAGATATCCACAGAAAAAGTAATGCTCTGGTGTTACTGATGCAGTTATGCACAGGAATCTGTGGATAGAAGTGGACAAATGGCTGTGGACAACTGGGTGGTGGCTGGCGGTCGGTGGCCGCGCCCCCCCCCGTGGCCGGTTTGGCGGGGGCGACTGTGGCGGCACTAAACACCTACAAAAAAAATTTTTTAAAAATCTATTGCACTAGTTGACATAAAACGCAAAAACACTTCACAATCCAAGCTCCAACAACTACACGCTACAAACCTATGAAAACTAAGCAGGCGACAGCGGTCATCAATGACCAGGAGTGGATTGTCTTAGACACTGATGAGATCAAAGACAACAAGGTGTTTTGTAAGCTGATGAGCCTAGATGGCCAGACGGCATGGCACGCATGGGTTGATATTAATAAGATCGTGGGGATAATATGAATATAACTTTATTAACTAAGGTTCGTCAGTTATTCAATGTTGAGTATGTTCCGAGAAGCACTAACCGACATAATCAAAGACAATACATTAAGTCTATTAGGTTATTAGGTGATAAGTGGTTAATTCACCATAATAATAAGATTCAGAGAATCCAATGAATATGTTTAATTTATTTAATTGGTTTAAAAAGAAAGAGCCGCCACTACCGCAAGAGACTGGTCCGAGCTGTGGACTGGTTTCTAGGTTGTGGATTAATGAATATGATTTTATTGACAGGAAGTGTCCACCCTGTCATCAGGATTGCAAACAGGGGCGGGAATGTCCGGCAAGGAAATGAAGAGTAATTTTGTGAACAATCATTTGAGGCTGAATGGGAATTGCCATGCGCATAAGTTGCAGCTGTGCAGCAAGTGCAATAAGGAGAAGCCGCCAGAGGGTGGGGTTGAGATGAGTGCCACCAAATGGATATGTGCATCGTGCTGGACCGATCGTGAGACGGGAAGGAATCTGAAGCAGGCGAGGGGGATGAAATGAGTGAGTTATTGATAGCGCTGCATCTTGAGGTGGTGATTGTGGACTTGCGGGTCAAGATGTTGGAGGCGATTGAGGGTGGGTATTTTGACTTGGCCATGACGATGCATTTGTTGATCTTGGTGCGGATTGATGAGCTTGATGCGCATAAGTGGGCGATGCCTGAGAAGCAGTGGCGCATTTATGAGACGATGCATCCATGAGTAAAGACAATGTGTTTTCTTTGTGGGTGGAGAGGTATCAGCCTGATCCTGTGCTGTTTGTGCGGGAGGTGCTGGGGGTTGACCCTGACCCGTGGCAAGTGAAGTTTTTGGAGGCGATAGCCAGAGGGGATCGCAAGATATCTGTGAGAAGTGGCCACGGGGTGGGAAAGAGTACGGCCAGCAGCTGGGCCATGCTTTGGTACTTTATGACCAGGAGTCCTGTCAAGGTGGTGGTGACTGCACCAACGAGCAGTCAGCTGTATGACGCGATGTTTGCGGAGCTGAAGAGGTGGATCAATGCGATGCCTTTGCCCTTGCAGGGGTTGTTGACAGTTAAGCAAGAGAGGATTGAATTTAATGCTGCGCCAACGGAGATGTTCATAAGTGCAAGGACATCAAGAGCAGAGCAGCCGGAGGCTTTGCAGGGGATTCACAGTGAGAATGTGATGCTGGTGGCTGATGAGGCCAGTGGTGTGCCAGAGCAAGTGTTTGAGGCTGCGGCTGGCTCGATGTCGGGGCATAACGCTGTGACGCTGCTGCTTGGGAATCCGGTGAGGAGTAGTGGGTTCTTTTACGACACACACACAAGGCTCAGTGATGAGTGGACCACATTCCAAGTGGCATGTACGGACTCGCCACGGGTGTCGGATGAGTATGTCAAAGAGATGGCCATGCGCTATGGCGAGGACAGCAATGTCTACCGGATTCGGGTGATAGGTGAATTCCCCAAGGGTGATGACGACACAGTGATTGCGATGGATTTGCTGGAGAGTGCCTTGAATCGGGATGTGGCGCCAAGCGAGTACGCGCCCATGATTTGGGGCTTGGATGTGGCGCGGTTTGGTAGTGACCGGTCAGCGCTTTGTAAAAGGCAGGGCAATGCGGTGACTGAGAATATTCGGACATGGAAAAATTTGGACTTGATGCAATTGACTGGTGCGGTGGTGGCCGAGTATCAGGCGCTGGCGCCAAGTGCTCAGCCTAAAGAGATATTGGTCGATAGCATTGGCCTTGGGGCTGGGGTGGTGGACAGGCTGCGGGAGCTGGGGCTGCCGGCCAGAGGGATTAATGTCTCTGAGTCACCAGCCATGGGTGGGACTTACAGGAATCTCAAGGCAGAGCTTTGGTATAAGGCACGGGCGTGGCTTGAGGCCAGAGATTGCAAGATGCCAAGGGATGATGTCTTGATCAGTGAGTTGGCCACAGTGCGGTACAGTTTCACCAGTAATGGCAAGATTGCCATTGAGGGCAAAGACGAGATTAAGAGGCGCGGCCTGCCAAGCCCAGACAAGGCTGATGCGTTTGTGCTGACATTTGCAAGTGACGCGGTCTCTGGGATGTACGGCAGCAGTGGCTCAAGCAAATGGTCTCAGCCCCTGCGCAGAAACCTTGTCAGGGTTGCATAATTGGGCATTCACAACCATATGGGGATTTGAAATGAGTAAATTGACGAGAGACGACAATGGTCAGGTGGCGACATTTGGCAGGCCAGGCGTGAGCCAAGTGATCACTGTTGGTGCAACAAGCTCACAGTCAAACGCTGTGGCGGCTGATTGCACGATTGTGCGTTTGGCCAATACAAATGCAGCGCCTTTATTCTTTGCGGTGGGTACAAATCCAACGGCCACAACAACGACCAGCGCCATGTTGCCCCAAAATGCAATGGAATATATTTCGGTCAATGGAGGCGACAAGATTGCGGTGATTCGCGGTGCAACGGCCACAGACATTTGCATCACGCAAATCACATAAGGGTCTGATATGTCAAAACTATCACGCGATGACAATGGCCAGCTCTGCAACTTTGGCAGGCTTGGTGCAAGCCAGGTAATCTCTGTCACAACATCAAGCCAGCAGTCCACTGCATTTGGCGCTGGCACGACCATTGTTCGACTGGCCAATTCAAGCAATGCCCATTTGCACTATGAGGTGGCTGCAAACCCAACTGCCAGCACCACTACATCGGAGTGCCTGCCAGCCAATACTGTGGAATACATTGAGGTCACTCCTGGCCACAAGGTTGCGGTGATATGCGCTTCAACCACCACATTTTCTGTCACTCAAATTGTTTAAGGAAAACACCATGAAATCAATGTCTAAAGCGCAAAAGAAGGTTGGCAAGGTGATGGGTGAGTTTGGAGCTGGCAAGCTGCACAGCGGCAAGGGCGGCCCAGTGGTCAAGAATCCCAAGCAGGCGATTGCCATTGCAATGTCTGAAGCAAAGATGCCCATGCGTGGCCAGCGTACAGCAAAGAATAAGGCGAAAAAATAATGGCTACGATCAAAGAAACCATGAGCCAGGTCATGGACAGGGACATGGATGAAGAGATGGGCAAGGACATGGGAGCAGGCGAGAGCTGCCCCATGCCAACGCAAGACATTACCTTAAATCTGAAAAACAGAGCCAAGGCAATCACCAGCGCGGCCTATGGTCCTGAGAATCCCAAGCTGCCAAACAGCGCGTTTTGGCAAAAGAAAGCTGACCAGTGGGATGTCTCAGCCGAGGACGCCAAGCAAAGTCTGTGCGGTAACTGCGCGGCTTTTAATGTCTCTGACAACATCAAAGAGTGCATTGCCCAAGGCATTGGCATGGAAGCAGACCCATGGGGCACGATCAAGCTGGCCGACCTTGGCTACTGCGAAATCTTTGACTTCAAGTGTGCAGCCTCAAGAACTTGCGATGCATGGGTTGTTGGTGGCCCCAACACTGGTGAGCAAGAGGGTGAAGACATGGAAGAGGGCGAAGACTACGAAGAGGGAGAAGAGTCATGAAAGCTGGACTTTATGCCAACATTGCAGCCAAACGTGAGCGCATAGCCGCTGGCAGCAAAGAGAAAATGCGCAAGCCTGGCGCCAAAGGCGCTCCAAGCGCTGCTGACTTCAAGGCGGCAGCCAAGACTGCAAAGAAGCCAAAAAAATGAAGACCCCAGCTTGGCAGCGTAAAGAAGGCAAAAGCCCATCAGGCGGCTTAAACGCCAAGGGCCGTGCCAGCGCCAAGGCTGAGGGTATGAATCTTAAAGCGCCAGTCAAGACTGGTGATAATCCAAGGCGCGCATCATTCTTGGCACGCATGGGTAATATGCCTGGGCCTGAGATGAAGGGTGGCGAGCCGACACGGCTGCTGCTGTCATTGAAGGCATGGGGCGCAAGCTCCAAATCCGATGCAAAGGCAAAAGCCAAAGCAATATCTGCAAGGAACAAAAAATGAACGAATTAGAAATTAGCACCGACATTGCAGCCAAACAACCAATGGACGATGCAGAGCTGCAAGCCATCATCACGCAAGACCTGACCGATGCCATTAGCTATGTGGACAGTGATCTGTCACCCACACGCGCCAAGGGTACTGAGTACTATCGTGGGGATTTATTCGGCAATGAGGTCGAAGGCAACAGCAAGGTGGTGGCCATGGAGGTGCGGGACACTGTCTCGGCCATGCTGCCAAGCCTGATGCGGGTTTTCTTCAGCTCTGAAAATGTGGTCGAGTTTAGTCCCAGGGGACCCGAAGACATCAAGATGGCCCAACAGGCCACCGACTATGCCAATTACATTTTCCAAAACGACAACAACGGATTTTTGACCAGCTACGCAATTTTTAAGGATGCGCTAGTCAGGAAATGCGGAATAGCAAAATTCTGGTGGGAGGATGAGGAGAAGGTGCGGATTGAGGAGTACACCGGCCTTGATGACCAGACCCTAGAGATGCTGATGCAAGAGCCTGGTGGTGAGGTCAAGATCATTACATCTTATCCAGACCCTGCTGTTGATGAAGCGCAGCTGATGACAGTCGATCCCATGACTGGCGCGCCAATGGCAATGCCTGCACCAATGATCCATGATGTGCAGATTAAGCGTATCACAAAAGATGGCCGAATCAAGATCATGGCCGTGCCGCCAGAGGAGCTGCTGCTGGACAGACGCGCTAGGTCATTTGATGAGTCGACCATCATTGCCCACCGGCAGATGGCCACCATGGCTGACTTGCTGGCCATGGGTTATGACCAAGATGAGATCGAAGAGAATATGTCCTCGACTGACTTGGACAGCAATGATGAGTATTTGGCACGCCAGCCACTAAGCACCACATTTGGCACAAATGACGCTGCCAACCCGATGATGCGCAGAGTGCTTTACATCGAGGCTTATTCGCGTGTGGACTTTGACAATGATGGCATTGCAGAGCTTAGAAAAGTCTGCTGCATGGGTGGCGGCTACAAGGTGGTTCGCAATTTGCCGGCAAGCTACATTCCATTTGCTGACTTTCCATGTGACCCAGAGCCGCACACCAGTCCACTTGAGGCAATGTCTATTTTTGACATTACCCGTGATTTGCAAGAGATCAAGTCGGAAATACTTCGCAATACATTGGACAGCTTGGCCCAGTCCATTCACCCACGCACAGCGGTGGTCGAGGGTCAGGTCAACATTGATGATGTCTTGAACAACGAAACAGGCGCCATCATTCGTATGCGTGCGCCTGGCATGGTCCAACCCCTGACAACCCCATTTGTTGGCCAGGCTGCATTCCCGATGATGGAATACATGGACCAGATCAAGGAAGATCGCACCGGCATGAGCAAGGCGGCAATGGGCTTGAATGCTGATGCATTGCAGTCAAGCACCAAGGCCGCGGTGAATGCAACGATCAGCGCCAGCCAAGGCCGTATCGAGCTGACAGCACGCATCTTGGCTGAGGGCATGAAGAAGCTATTCAAAGGCATTTTATTCTTGGCCACAACACACCAAGACAAGCCAAGAATGGTTCGTATGCGCAATGAGTGGGTGCAGATTGATCCAAGATTCTGGGACACCAGCATGGATGCCAATATCAATATTGCCTTGGGCAATGGCGATACCAATGAGAAGCTGCAAGCGCTGATGATGATCATGTCCAAGCAAGAGCAAATCTTGCAACAGCTTGGCCCAACGAATCCATTGGTCACGCCACAGCAATTTAGCAATACCTTGCGCAAGATTGTGGAGCTGTCTGGTTTCAAAGATGCCACCAGCTTTTTCCAGAATATCCCTGCCGACTATGTGCCACCGACACCACAACCAAAGCCAACACCAGAGGAAATCTTGGCCCAGGTGCAGGCTGAGTCGATTAAGGCAGATATTCAAAAGAAGGCAGCTGAGTTGGAGTTAAAGCGCCAACAAATGCTTTTGGATGATGATTTGGCCCGCGACAAAATGGCTCAAGACATGTATCTCAAAAAGTATGAAATTGAGTTAAAGTACAAATCACAGATCAGTACAGCGGAAATTGATGCCGCACAGAGTATTGATCGTGAAGCAATGCGTCAGCGGGCATTGTTGGCCCAGCAGCAGGCGGCACAGTTTGTGTCGCAGCCGCAGCCACCAGTGCCTGAGATGATGCCCCCATCAACCCTACAAGGAATGGCACAGTAAGTGACAAATGAAGACCAGGTAAATAAAGGCCGAAAGGCCAAGCAGCTGCTTGAGGACGAAACCCTCAATGCAGCAATTGCAAAATTAGAAGGTGACCAACTTTGGATATTTAGATCATCTAAACCCGAAGAGTCTGCGAGGCGCGAAACAGCGTGGTGCATGTTGCAGGCCATTGATGGCTTGCGACAAGAGTTGATCAAGATTATGGACAACGGAAAAATTGCACAGAACGCTATTAGCAAATCACAGAGAAACTAATTTAAGAAAATACTATGGCAGAAATACAAGCAATGAATATGGTCGATGCGACCAGTGCTATCTCGGCAATGTTGGCCCCTGATGAAGGACAAGCGCAAGTTGACGAGACGCAGCCAGTCGAGGAGTCTGAAGAGGACTCTGAGACAGCGGCTTCTGAGGAGGATGAGTCTGGTGTGGAAGACGCGCCAGATGAAGAGACCTTAGAGGAACAGTCCGAAGAAGAGGAAGAGCAAGAGAAGCAAGAAGAGCCACAGACTTTCACTGTCAAAGTAGACGGCAAGGAAGTTACTGTCACGCTCGATGAGCTTCAAAAAGGCTATTCCAGGACACAGGACTACACCCGTAAAACGCAGCAGATTGCCGAAGTGCGAAAGCAAGTCGAGCAAGAAACGCAGGCAGTACGGGCCGAGCGTGAGCAATACGCTCAATTGTTGGGAGCATTGCAAGCCCAACTTCAGTCTTCGGAGCCTCAAGTCGATTTGGAACGTCTTTATCACGAAGACCCGATCGAATGGGTGAGGCAAAAGGAAGTCATGCGGGAGCGACAAGAGAAACTCGGTGCTATTCAGTCTGAACAGCAGCGATTGTCTAAGGTGGCCAAGTATGAGCAGCAGCGTGCGATGGAGGCCCAACTTGCCAGCCAGCAAGAAGCCTTACTAGCAGCTTTGCCGGATTGGAAAGACCCCAAGAAGGCAAAGGCCGAAAAGGCGCTGGTGATTGAGTCTGCAAAGGCAGCAGGCTTTTCCGATGAAGATTTGAAGAATGTTTACGACCACCGACTGGTTTTACTGCTGCGTAAAGCAGCGCTGTTTGACCAGATGGTAAGTAAGCGTCAAGGCATTAAGCCTGTGGTGAACAATGGCCCACGAACAGCCAAGCCTGGTGCAGCTGGTCGGGTTTCGACAACAACTGAGGGTACGCGAGCAAAGCAGCGTCTTGCTAAAACCGGTCGCATCGATGATGCGGCTTCTGCAATTGAACTTTTATTGAAATGAGGAAATTATGGCTATCGTAAGTAACACATTCCTGACCTACTCTGCAAAGGGTATTCGGGAAGATTTGAGCAATGTGATCACAAACATTTCTCCAGAAGAAACGCCTTATATGTCAAACATTGGCCGTGAGAACGTGTCCAACAGTTTGTTTGAGTATCAGACTGATTCATTGGCCGCAGCCGCTGCCAATGCCCAGCTTGAGGGTGACGATGTCGCGTCTTTTGATGCGGTGACTGCTACTGTGCGTTTGCAAAACTACTGTCAGATTTCACGCAAGACAATCATCTTGTCAGCCACTGAAGAAGTGGTGAACAAGGCTGGTCGTCGCAGTGAGTTGGCCTACCAAATCGCAAAGCGTGGCGCGGAAATTAAACGTGACCAAGAATTCTCCATGCTCAATGGCGCCATCGCTGTTGCTGGTGATTCGACAACTGCACGCACTTCCGCATCTTTGGGCGCGTTTGTGAAAACAAACACCGACAAAGGCTCTGGCGGTGCTGACCCATCGTACACAACGCTGCCAAACAGCGCTCGTACAGATGGCACAGTGCGCACATTTACTGAAACCATTCTTAAGAATGTGATTCAGAAGGTGTGGACAGCTGGTGGTACACCTAAGATTCTGATGTGCGGTCCTGTTAACAAACAGCGCGTGTCAGGTTTCTCTGGTATTGCTTCCAGCCGTTTCAACATTGATGGCGGTGCAAAGCCTGCTACCTTGGTTGGCGCAGTTGACATTTATGTCAGTGATTTCGGCAATGTGCAAGTAATTGCAAACCGCTTCCAGCGTGAGCGTGATGCATGGGTGATCGATCCTGACTACGCCAAGATGACTGTGCTGCGTCCTTACAGCCAGGTCGAATTGGCCAAGACTGGTGACGCTGAAAAGCGCATGTTGATCGTTGAGTGGGGTCACAAAGTGTTGGCTGAAAACGCCCACGGCTTGGCCGCAGACTTGGTTACTTCTTAATAGTAAGCAAACGGAAAGGGCCAGGGTAACTTGGCCCTTTTTTTAAGATGATTCATAAAAGACTATTTAGCGAAAACAAAGATCAAGGCATCAAGCGCTACTGGCATGAAAATCCAGAAACCGGTGATGTGACGATCCAGACAGAGCAAGATGTGACTGCTGTCATTGAGGCCAACAAGGCCATCTATAACGCCCAAGACGAAAAGGCCGCCTGGAAGGGGGAGTGGCACTTGGTCGCGTCCATCCCCGAATCTCTTTATTACAAGATGAAGGCCGAGGGCAAGATCGATGACCAGGAATACATGAAGCGCTGGTTAAACGATTCCGACAACCAATTTTTTAGAACAAGACCTGGGAAAATATGAGCAATTACGTTGCAGTTTGCACACCGGCCCGTGATCAGGTCCACACCAACTATTGTTACTGTATGGTTAACCTTGTGGCGTATCACACACTCAACACTGAAGACGCAATTAGTCTGAAATTGATGCAAGGCACGATCATCCAAAACCAAAGGGCTGACCTTTGCTTGGATGCGATGGCCGAGGGCTGCACACACATTCTCTTTATTGACTCGGACATGACATTTCCACAGGATATGGTGGGAAGACTCTTGGCCCACGACAAGCCAATAGTGGCTGCCAACTGTGCCAGGCGCAGAATGCCTACTGGCCCAACAGCTCAAAACTATGACGAAAACGGCAAGCGCATTCCCGTTTACACCATGCCAGAATCAAAGGGATTGGAAGAGGTTGGAAGCATTGGCACTGGCATAATGCTCATCAAGCGCGAGGTGTTTGAGGGTATGTCTGAGCCATGGTTTGATATGCCGTGGCAGACCACACGGGGCTACATGGGGGAAGATGTTTTCTTTTGTAAAAAAGCCAGAGAGCTTGGCTTTAAAGTTTATATCGACCATGATGTTTCGCATGAAATTGGCCACATTGGCACTTTTGAGTTTGGCCACCCTCACACTTGGATTGTGAAAGAAGAGATGGAAAAAGAGGCGAAAAATGGCACTTAGCACTTATGCAGAGTTAAAGACATCCATTGGTGACTGGCTCAACCGATCAGACCTGACAGCTGTCATTCCTGACTTTATCTCTTTGGCCGAGGCGCAAGTTGAAAGAACACTTCGCACCAGGCAGATGATTGTCAGGGCCAATGCGTCTTTTGATGCGCAATATGGTGCTGTGCCTGCTGACTTCTTAGAGACAAAGTCTCTTAAATTGACCAGCACAAATCCACAAACGCCATTGTCATTTTTGAGTATTGATGCGCTTGATAATGAAGCGACCAAATTTACCGGCAGCGGTAAGCCTAAATTTTTTGGAATTGTCGGTGGTCAGTTTAGATTGGTCCCAACACCAGACAGTAACTACACCACCGAGCTTACCTATTACGCCAAGTTGTCAAAGTTATCAAATAGCAACACGACAAACTGGCTTTTGACATCAAACCCTGACATTTATCTGTATGGAGCATTGCTTCAAGCTGCGCCATATCTGCAAGATGATGCGAGAATTCAAGTATGGGCAACACTCTATGAGCGGGCCTTGAATGATTCACAAACTGCCGATGATCGAAGTGCATCTTCTGGTGGTGCATTGCTGACCCGTGCAAAGACTTTTGGATAAGGACTGGACATGTCATCTTTTACCGACTACACCGAAAATCTAGTTTTAAACTGGCTTCTAACCACCAACACGGCCACACGCCCCACAGCCTGGTTTGTTGGTCTTTTCACGGCTGCACCAAGTGATACTGGTGGCGGCACTGAAGTGACTGGCAATGCTTATGCGCGAAGAGCCACTGGCACGATTACTGTCTCCGGCACAAGCCCTACAAACGCCACAAACGCAGCGGCAATCGAGTTTGCGGCAGCTTCTGGTGGCAACTGGGGATCAATTGGCTGGGCCGGCATCTTTGATGCAAGCACTGGTGGCAATTTATTGGCCTGGGCGCCACTGACCACAGCACGCACCATCAATGATGGCGATGTGTTGCGCATTCCAGCTGGCGACCTTGATGTCACATTGACATGACATGGCAGCCTACGGCTCTGGCTACTATGGTGGAGGCAATTACTCCTATGGCGTAAGCCTTGGAGCAGCCACATTTGCAGCCACCAGCACGGCTGCATTTAATGCAAAGCGCGTCTGTATAGGCGCGTTTTCTGTTTCAGCTTCAAGCACAGAGACAGTCTCGGCCAATGTCGTTAAAACGGCATCATTCTCGGTTTCAGCATCTAGCGGTACAACAGCTGCTGCGCAGCGCATTGCGGTGGCTGCGGCCACGGCCTCAAGCGCCAGCGGCATGTCTGCAAGCGCTTTGCGTTATGCGGTGGCAGCGTCCACATTAGCGGCAACATCAAGCGCCAGCTTTGCAGCACAAAGAGTGGCCATTGGTGCATTTGCATCAGTGGATGAAAGCGCCATGTCTGTGGCGGCTATCAGGGTCCCATTAGTCCAAATCCTGATTGAAGACTTTGCCCAGATGACTGTGGCCACTAGTGTGGTTGTCAACCAGGCAGTGTTAATTGCAGCCCAGTCTGGCATGACGATCAACGGCCAGAGAAGACAAAGCACGCCAATCAATTTCACTTGCCAGTCATCCATGACGATTGCTGGCAATCTAAAATGGATTGCGGAGTCTGACACGGCAGAAACTTGGAATGCGATCTCTGATAACTCAGAGACCTGGACACCGATTACAGACACAACAGAAACATGGACTGCAATTAGCGATACAAGTGAATCTTGGACAGCAATTGCGGATAATAGCGAAACTTGGCAAATAGCCGCATAGAGGTGAAAAAATGGCAGATTCCACAACGACCAACCTATTACTGACTAAACCAGAAGTTGGTGCGTCAACAGATACCTGGGGTACTAAGATCAATACCGATCTAGACACGATTGACGCATTATTTGATGCGGGTCCTTTGCTTAAAGTCACAAAAGGCGGTACTGGTGTTGGTACAAGTACAGGCACTGGCAACAATGTTTTATCTAATAGTCCAACATTAGTCACCCCTGCACTTGGAACGCCAAGCGCATTGGTTGGCACTAACATTACTGGTACAGCAACAAGTTTTAACATCAATGGTACTGTGGGGGCTACAACTCCTGCGGCTGTATCTGCTACAACTTTATCCGCTTCTAGCACAGTAACCCTCTCTGGAGGTACTGCTAACGGAGTAGCGTATTTAAACGGCTCTAAGGTTGTTACAAGCGGTTCTGCGCTTACTTTTGATGGGACTAACTTTGGTGTTGGTACAAGTAGTCCTGCTACAAAATTAGAAGTAACAGGCGACATTGGTGGCACATGGACAGCGGGTGCAACTCGCTTTGTAGGTTCTCAGTATCTAACTGGTTCTTCATATCAACTTGGTATGAAAACCACAATGGATACCAGAGAAACACAGATATTTGCTAAAGCCGCTGATACAGGTGGATATGTCACGATTGCTACTGGAATTACTCCAAGCGAGCGTGTTCGTGTTGATGGTTCTGGAAATGTGGGTATTGGTACAAGTAGTCCTAATGCAAAACTTCATGTTAACAACGGTTCTGGATGCCAACTTTATGTAGGATTATCTAACAACATTTATGAACAAGCGTATGAACACATTTGGCAAACGCTGAGTGGTGCATCAACAAAGATGACACTAGACTCCTCAGGCAATCTAGGCTTGGGAGTTACTCCTAGTGCTTGGAGTGGTTATCAAGCATTGCAGATTGGTAGCGCAGGTGGACTATCAATGTTTGGGTATAGCAATGCCGCTGAGTTTGGTAATAACTATTACTACAACGCTGGCTACAAGTATGGTGCAACCGCAAGTTCAACTAATTATGTTCAAACTGCTGGGCAACATCGTTGGTTCAATGCCCCATCAGGCACAGCAGGAAACGCCATTACCTTTACTCAGGCAATGACATTGACGGCAAACGGAAATTTATTTTTGGGCACAACAAGTGATGGTGGAAGACTTACTGTTGACTCAGGAAGCAATGGGTTGATGGGAACATTCAACTCTACAAACGCAAATGGCGGCTATTTAGTTTTCTCTACAAGCAGTACAACATATGGCGACATTGGAACAGCCGCACAAGCCGTAGGAGGTTCGGCATCTGATTTTGCAATTAACGCTAGAGGTTCACGCAACTTAGTATTTGGTACTGTTAACACAGAGCGTGCCCGTATAGACTCAAGCGGTAACTTGCTGGTGGGGACTACTGGAACAAGTTGGACAGATACTGTTGGTTTATATGCTTTTTATCAGAGTGCTTTAAACGTCACACGAAATGGCGCAGAAGCAATGAATT